AAACTTCAATACAGACAACGAAGACACGGTTGAAAGATGTGTAGAGGAAATCGAAGAGCTTAAAAATGAGCTAAGTACCATTAGCGTATCTCAGACGGTTACAACCAATAGGGAAAGATGGGATACTCCTGAGTTTAAATTGCCAAACGGTAAAAAGGGTAGGATGAGAAAAGATAGATATAGTGCTTTGTTAATGGCTAATATGACCGCTAGAACTATACAAAGAGAATATCAATATAATATCGAGACATGTATAGGTGGATTTGCACAAGGCTATAAGAAAAAAGATGGCGATGATAAGCAGATGTTTACCGGTAATCCAGTAATCGCTAATAAACTAAGCGGTCTTTACGAGGGTTTAGTGTAAATATATTGAGTAATGCAATTACCAATACGATTACAATAGGATTAAAATGAAAGATATTTCTTCTCAGATGTCTTCGGTATATGAAGACCCAAAACTTTATTCAGTGGCGAAAGCTTCTAGTTATAATATCGGCAGAACTTTTACTAATTCTAGCACCGACAGTTCTATAAGAAGTGAGTTCACAAGAGACGACTATAATAATTACAGGCCAACCGATGCTATCCCTAGAAGACCAGAGGATAGGATTCATCTATGTATGAAAGCCTATGAGAACGTTGGTATAGTTAGAAACGTTATCGACCTTATGGCCGACTTCACATGTAAGGGCGTAAGTATAGTCCATCCTAATCCCGCACAAGAGAAATTCTTTAAGGAATGGTGGAGTTATATTGATGGTGATATAATCTCCGAAAGATTCGCAAATTACCTATATCGTATAGCCAACGTTCCAGTAACCGTTTCATACGGTAAGGTTCCAGTTAGAATAGAGCGTAAATGGTCTAGTGCCTACGGACAAAAAGACTTGGACATAAAGGAACTTAAGACAGAATCTAGAAGAATACCTTTAAAATACAGTTTTATTAATCCGCTTACGCTAGAAGTAATAGCACCAGAGCTAGCTCTATTTACCGGAAAGACCATTTTCGGTTTAAGGATTTCATCATCTCTAAGGTCGTCAATAGCATCACTTAGAAATAAGTATCCAGACTTGGAATATAACGACATTCTCCAGATGATTCCATCAGCTATTTTATCTGCTATTAAAAGCGGTAAAACCATTATACCTATTAACGATGATACCATATCTATGTATTATTATAAGAAGGATGACTGGGACGTTTGGGCTAAGCCTATGATTGGCTCTATATTAGATGACCTTGTTATGTTGGAGAAGACAAAGCTTGCAGATATGGCAGCTTTAGACGGTGCTATATCAAATGTTAGACTTTGGAGCGTCGGTAAGATGGAAGGCGATAATCCATCTTCTTGGGTTATTCCAACTGTCACCATGATTAATAAAGTTCGTAATATCATAGCTAATCATAATGTTGGCGGCGGTACTATGGATTTAGTTTGGGGTCCAGACTTAAAGTTTACTGAGTCTAATACTAATGTTCACAATTTCTTAGGTTCTGCTAAATATGATGCTACTCTAGCTAATATATATGAGGGTCTTGGAGTTCCATTTGGAACATCTGGCGGTGCTGGCAAAGGAATGACTAATAATTTCATTGCGATGCAGACGTTTATAGAAAGACTTGAATATGGTAGAAGGGTTCTATCAAACTTCTGGAATTGTGAAATTAAGAAAGTTCAATTGGCTATGGGTTATTCAAAGCCCGCTGAGCTTATTTTCGATAAGATTAACCTTGGCGACGATAATAACTATAAGACTATACTTCTTGGACTATTAGATAGAGATGTTATAAGTAACGAAGCTATCCTTAAAGAGTTTGGATATACTGATATCGAGAAGACAAGAGTTAAGAGAGAAACAAAAAGTAGAGGAACTAAGATGCCAGCTAAGGCAGGACCATTCCATAATCCAGAATTAGACCACGATATGGATATGAAAAAGATTCTTCTACAGCGTGGTGGTGTGGCTCCATCTGAAGTTGGGCTAGGTTTAAGCCCAAAGAAAGATGGCGAAAAATCTGCTAACGAACAGATGGAACAGGCTCAGATTAAACTTAGTGAAATAAACGCTAAGCAGAAGACATCACAAGCACCCACTAATTTTGGAAAATCTGGAAGGCCGAACCAGTCTAAAGATAGCACTAAGAGAAAGCAAAAGAGACCGCCAATACAAACTAAAGCGTCTGATTTTACTAATATGTTTATTTGGGGTTATAACGCTCAGAAAACAATATCAGATATAGTAACGCCGGTATTACTAAAGTCATTTGCTAAACCTAACGTAAGGTCTCTTACAGAAGAGGAATTTTCTGAACTAGAAACCGTCAAGTTTAATATCTTCTCTAACCTAGAACCGTTTGAAGATATATCAGAGGCTAGAATTTCTGAAGTGCTAGATATAAAGACGGCCAATATTAATGTTGTTTCTGCCACAAAACTACTGTTAGGTATGTATAAGTCTCAAGCTAAAAAAGAGCCAACCGTAGACGAAATGAGACAAATTCAATCATCTGGATTCGCGTTGGCTTACGAGCCAGATACCGGTTCAAGTGAGCTAGATTCAACAAATATAGTTACAAATACTGAGACAGAGATGGAATTGCCGAAGGTCTAATTGAAAATAGACCAATTTTAAATAAGCTTTTGTGTATATAAAGTGAGAGGTATAAGTAATGAAAGTTCCAGTATATAAATCAGAAATAAAAGACAACATTGCTGATATGGTTGCCAAAGGGTCTATTTCCTTTGCTTCTCAAATAAAGGCTAATGAAACTGAGTTTAAATTAGATACTGCTAAGGTGTCAGAAACCTTACAGAAGATAATTGCTTCGGCTAATCCAAATCAATTAGATTTTTTCTGCAAGCATAGTGTTCTAGCATCTGTTGGATGGAATAAGAACGACGACGTATTCGATAGAATAGATACTTGGAACGCTAGAAATTCAGTAAGAGACAAACAGCTAAATTTAGAACACAATGAACTAAATATAGTTGGTCACATGACTAATAGTTACGTATTTGACGCCTTCGGTTCTATAATAGATGATTCTATAGATATTAATAATTTGCCAGATAAGTTCGATGTTATTTCAGAGTTTGTTCTTTATAGACTATGGGAAAATGACGAAAGAAAAGGCGATATAGAAAAGATTATTGCAGAAATAAAAGATGGTAAATGGTTCGTATCTATGGAATGTCGATTTCCTGCGTTTGACTACGCTCTAATCGACAGTGATGGTAATCATAAGGTTGTAGCAAGAAACGAAGATACAGCATTTCTATCCAAGCACCTAAGAGTATTTGGTGGTCAGGGTGAGTATCAAAATTATAAAGTTGGTAGACTGCTAAGAGATTTTTTCTTTACTGGTCAAGGTATCGTAAGAACACCTGCTAACGAGAGAAGTGTCATATTTGACTTTTCAGACGTTAAAGCGTTTAAAAGTTTGGGTTCATTAAATATAAGGGATAATAACATGGATTTGGAAAAACAAATCGCGGAGCTAAAGGCTGAGCTATTGAAGTTTCAGTCGGCTAGTCAAAACGCTGAAGTAGCGACAGTTAAGGCTGAAGCAGCTAAGGCATCAGAAGAGCTAGCAGCGGCTAAGCTAGAGATGGTTAACAAAGATAAGGCTATTGCATCTCTTACTGACTCTATTAAGGTAGAATCAGATAAGTCTAAAGTAGCATTCGCTGAGCTAACCGCAGTTAAGGCAGAAGCTAAGAAGGCTGATAGAACAGCTAAGCTTGCTGCGGCTGGCGTTAAGGCAGAAGAAGTTAGTGCGGTTGTTGCTAAGTGGGAAGGTTTGAACGACGAGCAGTTTGCTGAAATCGTTACGCTTCACGCTGGTAAGAACCCATTCGCCGGTGGTAAGAACCCATTTGCTAAAGATGGTGCGGAACCAGATGCAGATGAAGAAAAGAAGAAGAAGATGAAGGCAGATGCTAAAGATTGTGCAGAGCCAGATGAAGATGATAAAAAGAAGATGAAAGTTGCAGCTAAGGTAACTGAAACGGTTACATTGGCTCAAGCCGAGATTGAAGCGACTGCTACTTTGAATCAGGGAGAAGTAGTTAAGGCAAACAGGATTGATGCTCTTAGCAGCTTCCTACAGACAGGTTTGAAGTACAGTGCTTCTGCCAACCTAAGACTTACTAAGTAATAACAAAAGATAAGGGAGATTTAAAGATGGCTCTAAAACCAGAAAGATACTTCGTTGCGGACGATATCTCGTTCTTCATGGACGAAGTTGCAGAACGCGGTGGTATTGTATGTCTTAGTACCAGCGGCTCGGGTGCAGCTATGGACCAAGGTGTTGCCTTGGGTACATACGCAGCTTCTCAGTCTGGCAAGACAGTACTAGGATTCCTAATGCAAGATATGGTCAATAAAGACTTGACTCAAACTCATATTAACCACCATAAGGACGAAGTTCCTAAAGGTGGTAAGGTACAAATGTGGACAGCGGGTACAATCGTTACGAACATGATTTATCCCGGTCTTACACCAGCAGCGGGAGGTGTTGCTTATGCTGGACCTTCTGGACTTATTCAAACAGTCAACGTTAATACCGCAGCTACACCAGTAGTCGGCAAGTTCTTGTCAATCAAGGATGCCGATGGTTACGCTAAGGTTCGTTTCACACTATAATCTAAAACCAAACGGGAGAAAAAAATGAATTACGTAAAGAGTATTTTTAATGCTCCAGAAGAGGTTTTAGCATTGCTAAAATCGACCGCTTCTGATAATCCAGTAGAGAGAGAGCAGGCTCAATTTGACTTTGCTAAGGCTATCGAAACACCATTGCGTCAAGGCGTTCTTTATGGCGACATTGTACGCAATGTATATGAGCCAATCAAGTTTGCTCCGGGCACAACAATCGAATGGCCTTTGGACCTTCTAGCTCCGGGCGAAGAAGATGAGTTCGTAGCGTACACCAGTCCGGGTATTGGTCGTATTGGTGAACGTAGAGTTGAAGGTGACTATGTTACCGTTCCAACATACGAAATCAGTTCGAGCATTCAATGGGCACTTCGCTATGCGACAGAAGCAAACTGGAACGTAGTAGCTCGCGCTCTACAAGTTCTAGAAGCTTCATTCGTTAAGAAGATTAACGACGATGGATGGCACACACTTTTGACCGCTGCTGTAGACCGTAACATCCTAGTTTACGACGCAGATGCAACCGCAGGTCAGTTCACAAAGAGACTAGTTTCTCTTATGAAGACCCTTATGGTCAGACAAGCTGGTGGTAACAGTACTTCGATTCGTCAAGGTGCTTTGACAGACCTATTCTTGTCACCAGAAGCAGTCGAAGATATTCGCAACTGGGGTGTCGATATGGTTGATGAACTTACACGTAGAGAAATCTATATGGCTTCTGATGATAGCGAAAAGCTAACCAGAATCTTCGGTGTAAACCTTCACCCACTTCGTGAGTTCGGCGAAGGTCAAGAATATCAATTGTTCTTCACAAACACACTTGGTGGTACACTTCAAGCTGCTGACGTTGAGCTTGTTGTCGGTGTAGATATGAAGAATAACGATAGCTTCATCATGCCTTTCAAGAGAGAAATCCAAATTTGGAATGATAACACAATGCACCGTAGAGGTGAAGAAGGTTATTATGGCCGTGGTGAATTCGGTTTCGCGGTTCTAGATAATAGAAGAGTTATATCTGGAAGCTTCTAATTAAAACATCTATATAACCTATAGATACAAAAATAAAAATGGGGGGTTGAAAAATCTCCCATTTTTTATAACTATAATAGGTGTGTTACTTATTGACGGAAACTGGATTTGCTGATGAGGTCGAAAAATGTTGCTAGAAAAACAAACGCAGGAAAAATATGGCTATAGCTTAGATAGCGTTTCTGCTGGTTCTAATAAATTAGTAGTATCTTCATGTGACTAT